TGCGCTCCTGCACGTGTACGATGGGTAAAAGCATTAGACTTAACAGGCTCAATGGAAGCAGTACAGCCACAAATAATACTGCTATTGGCATTTGGAGCAATGGCAATGAGATGAGCGTTACGCATTCTAGTACCTGTGAGATCTTCTGGTTCACCTAACTCCTCCGCTAGTTGTTGAGAAGCAGCACGTGCTTCGTTATAGATGTGCTTTGATATCTGAATGTTAAGACTCTTGGCCATAGGATTTTCCCAAGGTAAGTTACGCTGTTGTAACAGACCATGAAAACCCATAGCACCTAAGCCAATACTACGCTCACGTTGTGCTGAGTACTTAGCCTTGCTCAATTGATCAGGTGCATTGTTAATGAATACATCAAGTACATTATCGAGGAGACGTACAAGGTCTGCCACAATAGTAGTGTCTTTCCAATCATCATACTTCTCTAAGTTGATAGAAGATAAACAACATACTGCGGTGCGATCTTCATTAGTCGCTAAGTGAATCTCATTACATAAGTTACTACCATTGATCTTTAATCCCATAGCTTTCTGAGCAGGGTTAAGATGCGCGTTAGCAGTGTCAATAAAGTTAAGGTACGGCTGACCAGTGCGGAAGCGTACGTCTAGCAAACGCTGCCATAGTGTGCGAGCACGTACGGTATTACGTACTTCACCGCTATGTGGATCTACTAAATCCCACTCACCATCATGCTCTAGCATCAACATGAATTCATTAGGGATGTTAACAGCACCGAACAAGTTGAAGCACTTACGATCAGGATCACCACCTGTAGGTACTTTGAAGTTTAAGAACTCTTCAATGTCAGGATGACTGATGTCTAAGTATGCAGCGTAGCTACCCTTGCGTGTCTTGCCTTGCTTGTACGCAGTCATCTGACTATCCACTACCTTAAGGAATGGAATAGGTGACGGTGCCTTATCAGACACAGCACGCACGTCAGACCAGTGACCACCTACACCACCACCTTTAACAGATAACCAAGCTACCTCTTCGTTGTGGCCAATGAGACTTTCTAAGTTGTCACCTACATACGTGAGGAAACACGATATCGGAAGGCCATGTACAGGTTCGCTAGGTAGTGGTGCGTTACTGAGTACAGGACTAGCAAACATAAACCAACGCCGAGAAGCGTAATCATAAATCCGCTGAGCAAAGGCAGAGTCACCGTTGCTATAGGCAACAGCAGCGCGAGCGAAAGCCTCTTGAGGATCTTCGTTGTCGCGGCAGTAGTAGTCTTTAAGAAGTGTACTAGCTTGTGGAGATAGGTCTTCGTTACGGGTTGTATCAATTGTAATTCCTAGATATTCTTTTTTCATTATCGTGTTACCAAATAAGTGACTGCGAATACTGCAAACCATAGTGACCAAATAGGTGCTATGTATTTTTCAGCGAAGCTATTCATCATACTCCTCCTCTTCAAATTGTGCAATGATATAATCATAATTTTCTTCGATGATATCTTTGCAACGTTCTACTAAATCATCTGCGTGTAGCTCAAATAACTCCATGAGTGTAGTCTCATCAAGACTCTTCAGCTTCTCGCATAACTCTGCGTAGGTAATCATAACACACTTACCAACTTATCAATGTAATGACGTGCCTTCTGTAGATCTTGCACGCCGCCTTTGTCTTCCCATCGACTAACATACTTGATGATGTTACCCCATAGGTAGCCTTTGAATGCTTCCTCAGACATACATGACTCCATGTAATCCCAAGGTTGAATAGCTTTCTGATAATGATCGCCCCCAATCTGGGTACGATCCTCCCTACTTTGGGTACGCTTTGCTTGGTTACGCTCTGCTACTGCATCGCAGACTTCTCGGTATGTTAATTCAGACATAATGCTCTCCATTGTTTCCATTCTGGCCTATGATATCCATACGATCTTCATCAAAGTCAAAGCCTTTCTCATTCCAGTGAGCAGGACGGTTGTCTTTCATTTCCTGTGGTGCGAAGTCATCTAGCTCAAGTAACTTAGCGAAGATCTCTTCTTGCTTTAGAGTACGTGCCTCAAGTATTTGAGCTAGTCCAATCCAAGCATTCATTGTCTTATCTACTGACCATTTGTTTTCGTATGCCATCTCAGCAATCAGCTCTATGTCGTCTTGCGTCATAGCCACTCGCATCATGGCATCTTCTAAGTCAAACCTATCAACGCCCCATTTATTTTTCACTGTACTTCTCTCGCAGATAATTAATACTAACAGGTAACTCATCAAAGCTACCATCATTAACTTCATTCAGCATCCACAGTCCAGACCATGACCCGTTAGTTTGTGGGTTAAGATAATCTTCATCGTGTTGGTAGTAGATACCTGCGAACAAACCAGTAAGATTCTTACCATCAGCTCTGCGGCCATAAGCAATGTCACGATCTTGTACGTGACCCATGACACAGCTCATCATCTTCTTAGATAGAAGTAGCTTCGCACTACTGACAGGTCTACCCATAACACCTGATACAAAGTAATGGCTATAACATACGCCATCGATAACAGCAGGTTCAAGAAAGTCATACACTTCCCATCCAAGTTTGTTTAAGCGTAGGTCATCATAGCTAATCAATCCCTCTAGCTTTGCATCGTTCTCTACTGCACGCTCGATACGTTGCTCATGGTTACCAATCAAGAAGATCATGCGAGGATTCCATTGCTTCTTCTTGTTAAGACGCAAGCGATCCTGCTCTTCACGTATTGGTGTTAGCAGATCAAACATACCATCAAGACCTGCATCGATGTCATGCTTGTAGCGTCTGCCTTCAAATGATTTCTTGCCTACATCGTACATAGATAACGATGGCATATCCCAGTGATCACCTAAGTGTACGATCACATCTGGTTTCTTTTCTGCTGCATACTGACCTGCCCATCGTAGGTGATCAGTCTTGCCGTTAGGTTTACATTGTGTATCTGGTATTACTAAGTGTTTCATTTCTTCCTGCTCCACATTGGAGGTACTGTGTCGGGTGAGTAGTACTCAAAGTTGTTCTTCTTCGCCCACTCTGCCATTGTGAATCTACTACCATCAGCACGCTTACGTGCGAATGGCATAGCAGTGTTAGGGTTCTGAAAGATAAAGACTAACGTTTCATTCTTACCGAGTGAGTTACGTACGTCTACATACTTGCGTGCTTCATCCCTTGTTCTGAATCTACCTTTCACTTCAATGAATGTAGTGAATCCATACTCTTCAAATACAAAATCAGGTTCATACCTACGTACCTGAGTGTACTCGATCTTGTCAGGGTGATAGTTACAACGTTTAAGTTGCTTGGCTAAGTCGTACTCTAGCCATGAATCATATCCCTTCGGTACGTTTTTCTTGCTTCGCTTCATCCTGTGCGGCCTCTTCTGTTTCTGGTGGCATCCATAACTCACCTTTGATCCTACGTAAATAGAGTAGCCTCCCATTTTCTAATGCTCTGTCTTCGCCTAGATGTTCAACACATACTTCCCACATCTCACGTGGTGTCTTATCACCAAGTAGCTTAGCTGCCTTAACACAACCGATACCTTTAACACCAATGATGTTATCGATACGATCACCCATTAAGAATTGCATATAGAAATTAAGATCACCTTCATCCTGTTCAATGTAATACAACCGCTTCTTAGCAAAGTTGTAGTGCCATCCAACAACCTGATCGAAGTCTTTATCTAGTGAAACGATGATGGCTTCATCGCCTAGCTCAGTCGCTCGGATAGCGATGGTATCATCTGCTTCCTCGCCATCTGAAACGTCAGCATCCCATTCCTTAATTAGGTACTCACGTAATGCTGCATGGTGTACAGGCTTGCGGTTATCTTTTCTGTTACCTTTGTAAGGTTCAGTGACTGCGATATCATTGCGGAAGTTTGTCGTCCCTGACAAGAACACTTCACACTCTTCTACTTCATCTAGCTCCACCATAATGTCAGCGATAAAACTATACATAGTAGAAGTTGCTACCTCCTCGGACTCCTTATCGCAAGCGAATCCGATTCGGTAGCATAGCATATCACCGTCAATCAGGGCGATCACAAGACCTCGATATCAGCATCGTCACCGATTTCCTCAACAGCATCAGCGTGATACTCTTTAAGGTCAGTGACTACTAGCTTAGCGATACCTGCGCTTACACCCTTAGCACCTGTCGGAGCTTTCCAAGCGTAAGGTTTGATCAGTACGTCAGCCTTAGATTCGTTAGCAACCTTGGCCATGATCTCATTACCATCCTTATCGTATGGTGTGATTGGATACTTAGACTTTGAAGTAAAGAAGTAACCACGATCGTCATCCTTGGTACGTACCTTCACACCTTCTTCCTCAAGGCGTGCTACTTGTGCATCAGTCAGGTTACATACATCTACCTGATACTTACCTGATAGTTGATTTGTCTCTTTCAGGCAAGACCAGTAGAGATCAACGTTGGTGAGCTTAAACATAATTACTTGTCCTCTGTTTTAGCGTTGGTGTTAGTTAGGTTCTGAGTACTACCACGTCCGAACAATTGTGATGCTTGCTCAACAGTACCAGTAAATGACATTGAGAATGTCGCACTGCCTTTAGCATCGTTGTCCATGCGGGTACTACCGTCACCCATGAATGAATTATTACCACGTACGTTAGTATCGTCAGCGGCCATAACTGGTGTTGCAGCTACTGCTGCGATCAAGATTAAGTGTTTCATTAGAATCTCCTTAGATTACACTAATATTATATCATAAGATTTAGTGTGTGTCTAGCCATGTCTTGCCGATCTTTGCCTCAGACTCAGCAGGGATGCGAAAGCCTAAGACATTACCTGCCTTGATACTAGCCTTGGTCATGATGTTTGCTACTACGTCACCATAGTGAGCAGGTACTTCCATCTGAATCTCATCATGTACAAAAGCCACTTGCTTAACAGGGACATTAGCTCGGCGCAACATACGATGTGCTTCGACACACCATTGCTTTGCGATGATAGCACCGCATGATTGTAGCAAGCTGTTGAGTGCTGCGTGCTCTGATCGGATGCGTACCTTGCGACCATCCAATGCAGGGACGTAACCCTTCGATGCGATCCTCTGCACCTTTAACAGCAGTTGCTGTAGCTTGGGTGTGTTACCCATGAACTTATCAATTAACTCTTGTCCTTTCTTTGCGTTACCTCCTGCGATTGCGCCTATCTTTGCAGCACCTGCACCATAGAGCAGGGCGTAGATAAATGTCTTAGCCTGTGCTCTGGTCTCAAGACCTGCTGCGTGTTGATTAGCAGTATGAATGTCACCATCGAGTAACTCTTTGGTGTAGTTATCATCCTGCATATAGTGAGCTAAACAGCGTAGCTCAATACCACTAAGGTCAGTACCTACTAGTACGTTACCTTCGTCTACTGTCCAACAGCTACGGCACTCCTTACCGTATGGACTATTAACACTAGGTACTTGACCAAGGTTAGGGTTCTGGTGCGTCATACGTCCTGTCACAGCACCATTACTGATCACCCTACCATGTACCCTACCGTCATCATCAGCACGTTCTAGCCATGAATCCACTAGGCCGACACGTTTCTGTAGCATCAGGTATTCGTTGATTAGCTTAGCCTCTGGTAGATCAATACCATCAAGTACCTTCTCATTCACGATGATAGATCCTTTCTCAGTACGCTCAGTGAACTTAACACCTAGAGTTTCAAGACGCTTAGCAATCTGTTGTCGTGATCCTACGTTAAACTCTTCAACGTGATCCTTCAAACGTTTACCTGTCTTCTCACTCCATCGCTCAGTAACGATAGGTGGAAAGGTAACCTGCATCTGCATCTCGATATCTACCATGCGGTTGCGTAGCTCAGCGAGTAGCTTACTTGCCTTCGGTACGTCTAGCTTGAAACCAGTACGTTCCTGACGTGCCATGTGCATAGCTACCTCATGCTCTAGTGCTAGTGATTGTTGCCAACCTTCACCCATCTCATGCACAAGATGTTTGTGCAAGCGTTCGAGTACCTCAACGTCACGTGTACAGTAGTCAAGCATCTCTACTGTTAGGCCGCCATCAAAGTCTTCAACATCAAAGTCCATCTTGTCAAAGCCTAAGCGTTTGCCCCATGCCTTGAGACTGTGACCACCTTCTACGTTAGGATCGTACAAGCGTGACATGATCAACGTATCGTGTGCGTGTGGTAGTTTGATACCAATACCTAACACTTCACGTAGTACCTTAGCATCGAAGCCAATCAGGTTATGAGCACAGACTTGTTCGTTCTCAAGGTACTTAGCTAACAGCTTGTACTCTTCAGGCGTAGTCCATGTTTGAATAACCTCACCTTTCTTAGTGACGACACACCAGATCTTATCGTGTGCTAGATTAGTTTCAATGTCTAAGTAAATCATACGTGATTGTCTGTTTGAATAATCCTAAAGAATGTATCATGTTCTGGAAATTCTTTCATGAACTTCCTAGCATAGAAAGCTACATGACTATTAGATATCTTGTAGTTATCATCTGATTTAGTTTCTACCTGACTATACCATCTGATACGTTCAATGATAGCTTGTGCTCCATAACTTTTTACACCTGCCTTAATAGCTTGGAAGGTATAGTCTTTGAACAGATCCCAAATATGTGGGTTGTCACTATCAAACTTATCAAACTTTTCTTTTAACTTATTCATAACTCATCCTCATCTCTACGTTCTGTCATTCTACCTGTGTCTAAGTGATACAGCAATGACGTTGCTTTACCTGTGATACCACAGAATCGATTCTTAAGTACTCGCACGTGTGTGGTGTTACGCTCTAGCGGATCATCGTGTTGGCCATTTCGTTCGAGACCAATAACCATGTCACTAAGCTGAGCAATACTGCCACTGCCACGTAGCTGAGCCAAAGAAGTTGCAGCTCCTTCTTCATGTCCTTTACCCTCCGGTCTTTTCAAGTGTGATACTACAGTCAACGATACGCCTGTCTCTTGTACTAGCATACGTAGCTTAGTCATAATCTCATCAAGTGCTTTTCGCTCATCGCCGGATGCTTGGGCTGACACAACGATGGAGACGTGATCCAAGAATATGTATTGACATCCAAGTCCTTTAGCCATATAGCGTACACGATTGATAATGTTGTCAACGCTAGTGCTACCAAAGTGATCAAAGAGATACAAACGTCCAGTACCAAGCGTAGCGTTAAACGCCTCGATCTTTTCTTCATCTGTTGCCTCACAGTCAGGTAAGTGTAATGGTTTATTAGCGGCCAGTGACATAACACTTAAGCCTGTCTTACGTGTACCTTCCTCAAGGAATAACAAACCAATGTTATCTTCTGTCTTATGCAGTACGTGGTACACAATCTCACGTAGGAATTGAGACTTACCTAAACCTGATCCTGCCGTCACTGTCACTAGCTCACCCTTACGTATGCCGTAGGTTAGCTTGTTCAATGCAGGGAATGGATAGTCACAGTCACTAGCCTTGATAGGTTTCATCACCTCTTCAAGTAGCGTGTCGCCTGAGATGATACCATCAGGTACGTACTGATCAGCACTCCACCATCGATCATTAAACTCTTTGTTCTCATGGTGTGCTAGGTAATCACACGCATCCTTACGATCGGTAGCGTGCTTGAATATCTTAGCCTTACTACCGAACAGCTCAGCCAATTGATTAGCTGCACGTTGTCCTACCTCATCACCATCCATACAGATCACGATGTTCTCAAAGGTAGTCAGCCATTCATACTGTGCCTTTGCATCCTTCAATGCAGACTGAGCACCGTTGCGTACTGATACGACAGGGTACTTAGATCCCATCATCTGGTACGCTGCCATCGCATCAAACTCACCTTCGGTTATGGTGACAAACTTACCACCGCCTGAGAATAGATGTTGGCCATACAGTTGTGCATCTTTCCAGTTACCTTGCGTGCGAAATTGTTTATCTTCGCCGCGTGTCTTAGCTGCAATGATGTTGCCTTTGCTATCAGTGTATCCATAAGCGTAGGTCTCACCATCCTTAATGCAATTGTATTTCTCGCACGTCTCGCGTGAGATACCACGCTCAAGGATAGTGCGGTGTCCTGTTGTGAAGTCATACGTTAACTTCGATTCTTGTTTAGGTTGAGGTTGCATATAATTATCTCTTGCGTTATCGCCCTTGGTATGTGTCTGACAAGAGAAACAATACGTACTATTGTCTTCGTTGATTGTCAGTGCATCACTGCTGCCACAGTCAGGACATGGTTGGTGTGTTTTCTTATAACTCTGCATCGTTCAAGTCCATGTTCAAACGAATCCAACGTGCAGCTTTAGTGTTACGTAGATCCCTGTTCTGTTCTTCACCCATGTACTCAACACATCGCTGAGCTAACATTGATTGAGCAGGGTTATCAATGTAACTCTGCAGTTGCTTAAGGAATTTAACAATACCATAAGAATCTACATACTTGGCCGCATCAACATACACGTTGTGCATATGTAACTCTTCCATCATAGCTCTGTATTCGTTGTAATCTCTTTCAATATCTTCAGTCATAGTTATCTTCTCTTTAGTACTTAGTTATTACTTAGTAATAATAATATTAAGTTGTTCTTAAGTAACTCTATAGAGTTATTGTAGCACATTTAATTCTCAAAGTCAACGTACCACTGATCATCATCAGCTACTTCATCCATGTTAGCTAGATCTTCGTTGTCTGCTAGGTCATAGTTATCTATGGTTGGTGTCTTAGTGTAGCTCAAGCATTTGTTACAGGTATCAAGATACTCACCTGTATCAGCGTGCTTTCGCGTTGCTTCAAAGTCACTCAGTAACACATCACATATAACACATCTCATTCCTGCATCCCCCAATAGATAGACAACATGAATAACCCTACTACAATTACTGTTATAGTAACAGGTAGTATATCAGTGGACATTACCCTCATCCTCTGACATATAGTAAGCCACCATCTCGCCTTCCTCTTGCACCATCTTACCTTCTTCAAGCTGTACCATCAGGTCATCTATCTCAGCGAGTTTATCCTTACTCATGTAGGCGTTACCTGCAAAGTAAGCTAGTGCGTGTTGGATATGTTCAAGCTGCCACTCATACATAAATATTCCAACGATCTGTTCATCAGCATCCGACATCGTAGTCTTCTCCATCGTCAAGTTGTCTAGTTATTGCGTGTTCAAAGGCACGCTTCGCATCTATTAGGTTAGCATATTTTATTCCCGTTGTCACGTTACCATGTCGCACTAGCCAGAAGGCAGTACCCATTGGACGATAGACTTCGCCACAGGTTTCGCCATTGTATTGGCCAAGGTATAACTCATCATGTATCTTTCCAAATGTCACCATGTAACGGTCTCCTTTGTGCGTGGTACACATACTGCTTGATAGTTTACGATCGGCCTACCCTTGATCTCAATCACCTCTTCACGATGGGCGAAGCAAGCTGTCATGCTTTCGTATCGGCCTAACTCACCCACGACTAGATCATTACTAGTCAATCCAATAAATACTAATACCCATTCCATATCTCAATCCTTATTCATGCTGTGCCAGTACTCATCCGGCAATGGTTCGTGTACGGATAGCTCTGGAATACCCTCTGAGACGCTCTGTGCTGCGCTCTGAGGCACGATCTCTGTCACTACCCAGTTAGGGTACATCATAGCCTTCGCCATGCCCTCTAAGAAGCTCCTATCGGGTGACTGTAAAGCCGCTTTATTTGTACGGGTATCTACTAAGTAATAAGTTTTCATGCTGCTGTGTTCCTTCTGTGTTTAGCTAGTACTTTTTTAATCGTGGTTGTACCTACGTCAAACTTCTTGGCTAATGATGCTATGCTCAGTTGTTTGACTTGCTCATACAATTCGTTACGCTCTTCGTTTAATAGGATGATCATCTGAATATCAAATGGTGTTAGCTTTGGCTCACTCATAATTCCTCCACTGCTGTGTCACGATAGGTGACCTTCACGTTGTACTCACGTTGGATCAAGTCAATACCTCCAACGTCCATTAGATCTTGGATTCTATCTTGTGTGTGTTGATCATCATCGCACTCAATCACACCACTAATCTCTTCGTGTATATAAATCTTCATAGCTCTTTGCTCTCTATAAATTTCTCAACAAACTCTACGTCCCTGTGTTCTAGTATCCAATCAAACCAGAACTCATAGATCATATCGTACATCTCACGATGTGTTAGTTTGTTTATGTACTCATCCATTGCGTCCATAAAATCCTGCTGATACATTCTGAATTGTACACGCTGTCGCTCTACTTCTAATGGGTGTCTACTTGCTGATGGTTTCATTGCATTGTCCTCATAATTTCAAATCCAAAATCTACTGCGTACTCTTGTTTGTACTCAGCCCATGTAGGGTAAGGCATCCCTGCCCTAGTGTTAGCATCTACTAACACCCTCCACTTGTCAAAGAGTTGTTCTTCTGGTAGGTAAAAGTTGTCCTCATACCATGCTTCATATGCCTCTGCATATTCTAATTCTTTATCCACGACAATCCTCCCATTTAATGTCACTGTCTGTCTGGCCGAAGTCACTATCGGTACACCACTTGTCAATCCATTTGCCATAGGTGCAATCGCTTACGCTTTCGTCTGGATCATTCCAGTGTAGTGCAAACACCCACTCTTGATCACCATCTTTGCTAAGGTAACACTGCGCTCCACCTTCCTCGCGTGTTGCGTCATATGCTTTCTTAGCACTCGCTCCATTGTAGATAACAAACCCCTCTTCCTCCATGCTATAGACCTTGAAGTTAATACCTTGTTTCTCTGCTGCTTTGAACAGTTGATTGATTGTGTTGCGTGGTGTTTTCATTTTGAATTATCCTCTATGAATCGGTTGTACTTCTCAATTGCTTCCAATAGTTTCTGCAATTCTTTCTCTAGTTGTTGCTTGGTAACCATTACTTCACCTTCTCTACAATGATGGTGTGATTGTTCTTACGATAGCAAGCCATGCAATCCATACATGATTTACCTGTGCATTCTGTCTGACCTTGGCCAACCTCGCCACTGTCACTGGCATTGAATACCTTGTCAAAGCCTTTAGGGATCCGAGTCAGCACCTTGTCAGTGCGTGGATTGCTATAGATCATGATCAGGTTGTCAGGGATAGCGAAGTCCTTTACTAGGTTTATACGCTTCGTCCACAGTGCAAACGTGGTGTAAGGATTAGCGCGTGCTATGTTGATGTAATTGTTGAAGTGTGTCGCATTGATTAGCTCACCATGTGCGTGAAATCTAAAACTATGCGCGTTGATTGTTGGTAGCTCGTCAGGCTCTAACGTGCGGCTAGATAATAGCTCGCTGTTACGTTGCCAAGGTGCCTCGCAGTTTTTGCGTACACCTTGCAGCATTGCGGCCGAATAACAATCCTTGCAGATAGCATCCGTCTTTCGCATTTTGCTACAGAATTCATTTGATAGCGTGTTTGTATTGATAGCTTGAAAGCCTTTTAGCTTTCCTGTTAACGTTGATATTTTAATTTTAATTTCTTGCATGATTAATCCTCAATTAAATCTAATTCTGTAAACGTGTGATTCCATTTATCGGAATGACCAACAAAACAAACACCGCGTTTTTCTAATGCTTTTACTATCTGTTTTTCGGTAAGTTTAATATAACTATTTTCTAGCGCATAGCGATATACTTCATAAGCGCAGCTGTCTAATTGCATAATAATTTGCTCCAATTTTAGCGGCCATCCTTGGCCATGATTGATTAGTAAATTGTGTCTGAAGTGTAGTATGCCCATTTCTTGTCTGGGTTGTATTTTTCCCAGTCTTCGCGGCGATCTTGCAAATAGCTCCATGCTTTTTTCTTGCTGCTGAAATAGTTATTTATTTTAGCTTGCGTGCCGTCTTGATATTCCCAGAAAATAACTACGATATGTACTTTTTTAGCCATGATGATAATTCCTCTTTTGCTAATGTGTCAGGATTGACAAGGATAACCACTCTTGCGAATGGTTAACCGTTTCAAACTGATACGCCACTATCAGGAGATCCCGTAGCACCTACACTGGCAGGTTATGCTCTCACAATCTCAACATCATTGTATTACGCCGATGCTCCGACAGTATCCAGTGCCGTTCTGGTTGATCCTGTTTTCAAGTGTCTGATCAGTAGCCACTGCAATTAATTGTTTTTATTGATGGGTTAATTCGTCATCCCATCCGAGTATTGGCGCGCTCTCAATCGCTTCTCATGTGGTGTACTTTAGTCGCTTGGTCACCAATGTCTATTAAAAGTTTTTTATAGATACCATAAGAATTATTTATATATACCTATATTAGTCACCTCTAATGGTTCGGATCCGAGACCTGTAACAGTATATAAGCAAATACTAATATACTATGTCTTGTATATAATGAGTACGCGTAGCAATTATCATGCCAACGTGTTCTGGCCAGCGTTTCATCCACAGGTTACTAACAGGGTTATCCACAGAATTGGCATAGTTATCCACATAGCTAGGAGGCTCTGTAAGGCTCTCTAAGGCATTTTTGGATTTTAGATACCCTGCTATCAAGTACCCCTAAAACGGCATAGAGGCTCTCAGAGGCTCTCACAGGTATAGAGAACAAATAGAGAACTTAGGCCGATTGCTTGACATTCTGGCCAGAGTATGCTATGGGTCATATCAGTATATTAGCAAGTACTAATGTATGGGATTCTGGCCAGAGTATTAGCATATTAGCAAGTACTAATGCGACTAGGATATAAGTATATTAGCAAGTACTGATGGAGATCTGTATAAGTATATTAGGATATGCTAAATAGCTACTACACCGACACACACATTAGTACTTCAGAATATAAGCACATACTAATACAGTACTTTAGAATATAAGCAGATTCTAATGCGCCTCCTCCATTAGCATATTAGCATATAACAATATAAGCAGATTCTAATGCGTTCCTAAGGCGGGTTCGCTACAGGGGACGGGGGAGGGGGCGGCGGCTAATCAGAATTCTATAGTACCTACCTAGACACAAAAAAGAGCAAAATAGCAACTAGGTAATAAAAAAGAAACTGTACTGGTAACTATTTGTTTTCTTTATAGAAACTGCGGCGGCTCTGCGGAGTGTCATGTCTCATGAGACCCGCCATAAAAGGTAACACAAACTGCACTGTTATCAATGGAGTATTTAGTACTTGACTTTCTCTAAAAAGTATGCTATAATATACTGAATAGAAACGTTAACAAACGTAGAATTATAATCTTAGTGTTATTTTTAATGTTAATCACTAAGTACCTAAAGAGAAAACTCTATAGTATGGAAGAGCCTCAGACAACAAAGAAACGCGGAAGACCTAAGAAGGCTGATGTGTTATCAAAAACAAAAGGTAACAGAGTAGCACGTGGTCGTCCTAAAGGCGATGCAGCCATCATTAACGAATATAAAGCAAGGATGTTAGCATCTCCAAAGAGTGCTAAAGTTCTTGAGAAGATCTTTGATGCAGCGTTAGATGATGAACATAAACACCAAGCTGCTGCATGGAAAATAATTACTGATCGTGTTATCCCTACAGCAACCTTCGAGAAGGATGTTGTTAAAGGCGCAGGACGTAATGCTATACAGATTAACATCAGTGGCATCGGCGGTAGTGTGGATGTTTCTCCTACTGATGACGATGATATTATTGAGGCAGAGTACACTGATGAGTGAAGATAGATTTGCACCCGCCCGTGGATTAATGGAGCTAGTAGGCGACAAAGAATCTAACGGTGATTACAACGTAGCCTACGGTGGCACTAAAGATAACTTCACTAACATGACTGTAGATGAAGTGCTGAAGTGGCAAGACGATTACGTTGATGCAGGTAGTCGCTCTAGTGCTGTTGGTAAATATCAAATTATTCGTAAAACGTTACGTGATTTAAAAAAGAAAATGAAACTCAAAGGAGATGAAGTATTTTCTCCTGAGATGCAAGATGCTATGTTTGTTCAATTATTACGCAAGCGTGGTTATGATAAATGGACTGAAGGTAAATTATCTGATGATGAGTTTGGTAATAACCTTGCAAAAGAATGGGCATCATTCCCTGTCCTAACAGACATAAAAGGAAGCAAGCGTAAGGTTAAAGCAGGTGAAACCTATTACGCAGGTGATGGACTCAACAAAGCATTAATTTCTCCTGAACAAGTACGTAGTGCCTTAGTTTCATATCGTACACCTGATCCTTTAATAGAACGTCAAAAACAATACGAAAAAGATCTTGAAGAGGAAATGAAGTACGCTGAACTAGCAGGTGATTATGATCCTTTTGCTCATGATCCTTACTATGAACCTTATGGTCGTACTAATATGTACCGTGTAACTACACGTAATGGTGTTCCTGTTCAAGGTGCAATACCAGATCCTGATTGGCATGGTGATCGTAGAATGGCTGAGTCATATTATACTGACCGTCCTTTTGAAAGTTACCCTGAGCCTGAAGAAGATCCAGTAAGTACTGCACTTTCACAGTTGTATTGGCTAGATAAGAATATCAAATAGTGGCAGATCTCAACGTTGAGTTACTCCCTTGGCAGCAGGAAGTATTCGCTGACAAGACAAGATTTAAAATCGTTGCAGCAGGAAGACGTACTGGTAAGTCTCGCTTAGCAGCATGGATGTTAATCATTAATGCGCTACAGACTGAACGTGGTCACGTTTTCTACGTAGCTCCTACGCAAGGACAGGCACGTGACATTATGTGGTCAACGCTCATGGAGCTTGGTCATGAAGTCATCAAAAGTGCTCACATCAATAACTTACAGATAACTCTTGTTAATGGTGCTGTAATATCTCTTAAGGGTGCTGACCGTCCTGAGACAATGCGTGGTGTTAGTCTTCGCTTCTTAGTGTTAGACGAATACGCTGACATGAAACCCTCAGTATGGGAACAGATCTTACGTCCTGCTTTAGCTGACCAGAAAGGCGATGCTATGTTTATTGGTACGCCTATGGGACGTAACCACTTCTACGATCTTTATCACTATGGTGAGTTAAGTGACGATGACTCATACAAGTCTTGGCACTTTACTTCTTATGATAATCCTCTCCTTGATCCAGAAGAAATCGACACAGCTAAGAAGTCTATGTCTAGCTATGCGTTTAGACAAGAATTTATGGCTTCATTTGAAGCTGCAGGATCAGAAATATTTAAAGAAGAATGGATTCAGGTTGATAATGAAGAACCTGAAGATGGAGACTTCTACATCGCTGTTGACCTTGCAGGTTTTGCAGACATCGAGAAAGCAACCACTAAAAGTCAGAAACGTCTTGACCAAACCGCTATCTCAGTTGTTAAAGTAAATGAAGATGGTTGGTGGGTTGCTGAGATTATACACGGCAGGTGGGATATCAAAAAAACTGCTGAAAAAATATTTGAGGCTGTTGCTTGGTACGAACCCGTCTCAGTCGGAATAGAGAAAGGTGCATTGAAGAATGCAGTACTTCCTTATCTTACTGACTATATGAAAGCAAACAATAACTTCTTCCGAGTAGAAGAGTTAACACACGGTAACAAAAAGAAAGTAGATCGTATTGTGTGGGCGTTACAAGGACGCTTTGAACATGGTGCGATCTGGTTAAACGAAGGCGATTGGAATGCTGAGTTTCTTGATGAACTTTTCCAATTTCCTAACAACATGGTACACGATGACCTTGTAGACTCACTGGCGTATATTGATCAGTTAGCTAAAGTTTGTTATGACTATGATTATGAACAAGATGACTTTGAATTCCTAGACGCTCACGCAGGATACTAATATGGAAGAATATAGCTTTGGTGAAATGACTGTAGAAGGTTGGATCGCAGATAAATGTGACGGTTGGCGCGATCACTATGAATCTACATACGCTGAAGATCATGAAGAGTACTATCGCTTATGGCGTGGTATTTGGAACCCGAATGACCGCTTACGTGACAGTGAACGTAGCAGACTTATTTCTCCTGCTTTGCAGCAAGCAGTTGAGTCTAGCGTTGCCGAAGTAGAAGAAGCTACGTTTGGTCGCGGCAAGTGGTTTGACATTAAAGACGATTTGCAAGATCAAAACAAAAATGATATTGCGATGGTACGTGCTCAGCTTGAAGAAGACATGAGCTTTGTTAAAGCACGCAAGAATATTGCAGAGTGTGTACTTAACGCTGCAGTATATGGTACTGGTATCGGTGAGATTGTTCTTGACGAAGTAAAAGAAATTCGTCCTGCAACACAACCAGTAATGGAAGGCGCAATGACTGCGGTTGGTGTTACTGAACAAGATCGTATGTTAGTTAAAATCCGTCCGATCTTACCTCAGAACTTCTTGATTGATCCTGTTGCAGTATCGATTGAAGAAGCACTCGGCGTAGCTATTGATGAGTTTGTACCGCTACATCAAGTACAAGCAGGTATTGATGCAGGTATTTACTTTGATGTAGATATTCAAATTGCTGCGCCCGATGAAGCAATTGAAGCAGATCAAGATCTTACTACTTATAACGAAGACAAAGTACGTTTGACTAAGTACTATGGTAAAGTACCACGTGAATTACTAGAGTCAGATGACGAAGTTAAAGTAGAACTTGATACTAAAGATACCTATATAGAGGTAATTGCTGTTATTGCTAACGGTGATACCCTATTAAAACTAGAAGCTAACCCTTACATGATGCAAGATCGTCCTGTTGTTGCATTTCAATGGGACATCGTACCTTCTCGTTTTTGGGGACGTGGTATTTGTGAAAAAGGTTATAACTCTCAGAAAGCACTTGACACTGAGTTACGTGCTCGTATTGACAGCTTAGCACTGACAGTACACCCAATGATGGCTGTTGATGCATCACGTCTACCACGTGGTGCTAAGATGGAGATCAAACCGGGTAAGACATTACTTACAAACGGCAATCCTTCTGAGATTTTGCAGCCATTTAACTTTGGCCGCACTGATACTGTAACATTTGAGCAAGGTAGAGACCTTATGCAGATGGTACAAATGGCTACAGGTGCTATTGATACAGTAGGTATGCCGTCATTTGCAGGTAGTGAAGCTACTGCTGCAGGTATTTCTATGTCTCTTGGTGCTATCATCAAGCGTCATAAACGTACATTGATTAATTTCCATGAGAATTTCCTCGTACCTTTTGTTACCAAAGCAGCACATCGTTATATGCAGTTTGCTCCTGAGTTATATCCTGCAAAAGACTTTAAGTTTACCGCAGCATCTACTCTAGGTATTATTGCACGTGAGTATGAAGTAACACAATTAGTACAATTACTGCAAACTATGTCGCCTGAGTCACCAATGTATCCATTGTTGATTGAGTCAATCGTAGATAACATGAATCTTTCTAATCGTGAGCAAATTATTCAGAAGATTCGTGAAGCTAATCAGCCTAATCCTGAAATGCAGCAGATGCAGATGGCTAAATTTGAGTCTGATATGGCGTTTCAACAGGCACAGACTGCAGCATTGCAAGGTCAAGCCGCAGAATCGCAAGCACGTACTCAAAAATACCGTATGGAAACTGAAGCAATTCCTGAAGAGTTGGCAATTGAAGAACTATCTGCAGTGGCCAAAGCTACAGACTTGTTAGATGGTAAATCTGACGCTCTCAAACTAATGGAACTACGTTTGAAGAAACAACAAATGGAATCTCAAGAACGAATGGCAGCAAATTAATGATTACACGTAAAGAATTAGAGGACGTTCTGACACAAGTAAACACAATCCTTGAACGTATGGAACGTAGAATAGAAAAACTAGAAGAGTTGACTAAGAAACCTGTAGGGCGGCCAAAAAAAACCTCTTGACTTTTACTAAATAGTATGCTATAATAATACTATCTTATAGCATAAACTCAGGAGAATGTCAATGACACCTGAATTAGAAAAATATTACGAACAGTACTTTGATCTTTTTGTAACAGATGGTTGGAAACAATTCATCTCAGACATCTCTGCTAACCTAGAGTCATTTGACATTAGAAGCATTGAAAAGTTTGGAGATCTAAGGTACTCACAAGGTCAAATTAAAGTAATTGACCAGATAATGAATTGGGAAACATTGATACGCAATACTTATGCGGAGCTTGAACAAGATGCCTCGTAGGATTTTTGAGTTTCAGTGTACCAATAATCACATAACTGAAAGGTATATCGATGCGGAGATCCGCGAAGTCGAATGCTCAGAATGTGGTGAACTAAGTAAGCGGATAATTTCTCCTGTCCTAATTGGTGGATACATTGGATCTGACAAGTGGGCTGAAAGACATGAGAAAGCTGCTTTAAAATAATCTTATCCACAATACTGTAAAGTACGGAGTTTAATAATGGCAGAGTTTTTGGATGTTAGTCCAGAAGAAGAACTGCAAGATGGCGAAGAACTAGCCACTCTTGAAGAAGAGAATACAACTGAGCAGGAACCTGAAGAGGAAACTCCTGAAGAAGTTGAAACTGAAGAAGAGGATGATCTACCTGAGAAATACAAAGGTAAATCAGCTAAGGATATTATCCGAATGCACCAAGAAGCTGAGAAGTTACTTGGCCGACAATCTTCTGAAGTAGGTGAGTTACGTAAACTTGTAGACAACTTTATTCAGACACAGACAGCGCAAGCCGCAAAGCCCAATGAGTCCGAAGAACAGATTGATTTCTTTGAGAATCCACAAGGTGCAGTTGAACAGCTAATCAACAATCACCCTAAGTTTAAGCAGACTGAAGATATTTCTAATCAGCTTAAGCAACAACAGACTATGAATCAGCTACAGACTAATCATCCTGATTATGTCGAAATTGTAGGTGATGATGAGTTTGCTAATTGGGTGATGGGTTCTAAGGTTCGTCAAGAACTTTATAAACGTGCTGATAGTCAGTTTGATTATGACGCTGCTGATGAGCTTCTTACCACATGGAAAGAGCGCAAAAGTATTGTCAAGCAAACTAAAGAGCATGAAGAGACAGCTAGAAAACAACAAGCTAAAGCAGCATCAACAGGTACTGCTAAAGGCTCTGGTGAAACTCCTAGAAAGAAGATCTATCGTAGGGCAGACATTATTAAGCTAATGCAAAATGACCCGCAACGATACCTAGATCTCGCTGATGAGATTACTCTAGCGTATAGTGAAGGTCGAGTTAAATAACTTACACTATTGAGGTGATCTAAAATGGCACTTGGTTCAAACCATGTTACTAATACCACAGCAGCAACTTTTATTCCAGAGCTGTGGTCTGACGAAATCGTAGCAGCATACAAGAAGAATCTTGTTCTTGCTAATCTTGTAAACAAAATGCCTATGAAAGGCAAGAAGGGTGATACTCTTCACATTCCTAAGCCTACTCGTGGCTCTGCTTCAGCTAAGGCAGCTTCTACTCAAGTAACTCTACAAGCAGCTACTGAGTCAGAAGTTACCGTAACTGTTAACAAGCACTATGAGTACTCACGTCTGATTGAAGACATCACTGAAGTACAGGCTTTGGCATCATTGCGTAAGTTCTATACCGATGACGCAGGTTACGCTCTAGCTAAGCAAGTTGATGACGACTTGTTTACTTTGGCTAAATCTTTCGGTAACGGTGATGGTTCATCTTACGCTACTAACAATGCGTTCTACATTGACGGTACTAACGGTTTGTCTACCTATGCGGCTGACACTGTAACTACTGCAGACGTATTTACTGACGCAGGTTTCCGCGCTCTTATCCAAGAGTTGGATGACGCTGATGTTCCTATGGATGGCCGTTTCTTGGTTGTTCCACCATCAGCAGTTAACACCATTCGTGGTATTGATCGTTACGTGTCTTCTGACTTCGTATCTGGTCAGCCTGTAGTTAACGGTAAGATTGGTACTTTGTACGGTATTGACATCTTTGTTTCTACCAACTGCCCAGTTATTGAAACTGCAGCAGACAACAGTGCTTCTTCTGTTGACACTCGCGGTGCTATCTTGGCACACAAAGATGCAATGGTACTTGCTGAGCAAATGGGCGTTCGTTCACAAACTCAGTACAAGCAAGAGTACCTTGCTAACTTGTTCACCTCAGATATGCTCTACGGCACAGCAGTGATCCGTCCAGAGTCAGGTCTGTTGGTAGCAATGCCAGACTAAAGTCTGACTAGAGGCTAGGGCGTTCTGCTCTAGCCTCTTCCCCTTTCTCTCCACATTAGTCTCAGTCTTTAGAAAGGTATACCTATGGCTATTTATCGCGGAACTGGCGGTTCTACATCTACTACAGAACAAGCTACTATTGATGCTGTCAACGAAGACGCAGCTACCGCTACCACTAAAGCGGCCGAGGCTAGTGCTTCCGCTACTGCAGCGGCTACATCTGCAACTAGCGCATCTTCATCAGCAACTAGTGCAGCTTCTTCTGCTTCTACTGCTACAACTAAAGCAAGTGAAGCATCTACCTCTGCTACGAATGCAGCTACTAGCGCATCAGCAGCTTCTACTTCTGCATCTGCAGCTTCTACTAGTGCAAGCAATGCAGCATCCTCAGCAACTACTGCTACTACTCAAGCAGCTTCAGCAACTACGTCAGCAGCTAATGCAGCAGCGTCAGAAACAGCAGCAGAGACTGCAGAATCTAATGCTGAAGACTTTGCATCGGATGCACAAAAGAGTGCCTACGGTGCTGAAGACGCACTTCAGACCCTCTCTGATTCCTCTACTCTATATTCAGCACGTCACTATGCAGCTAAAGCTGAAGAGAGCTATACTAACACCTCTAGCACTATTGATGCAGCGGTAGCTACAGCAACTGCAGCAGCAGCTTCTAGTGCAACTGACTCTGCTAACTCAGCAACTGCTTCGGCAAACTCAGCGACTGCTTCAGCTAACTCTGCAACTGCAGCAGCTTCTAGCGCATCAGCAGCTCAGGCAGCCGAGGATGCAGCATTAGCAGCTCTTGATTCATTTGATGATCGTTACTTAGGTGTTAAAACTTCTGATCCAACAACCGACAACGATGGTAATGCTTTAGTAGCAGGTGCTTTATATTACAACTCTACTGACGATGTAATGAAAGTATACGAAGGTAGCATTTGGGTTGCTGCTTATGCATCACTTTCAGGTACGTTAGTTGCTGCCAATAACCTGTCTGACGTTGCATCAGTATCAGCAGCTCGCACTAATCTTGGCTTAGGTACAGCAGCGACTACAGCATCTACTGATTACGTTGCTGTTACTGGCGACACAATGACAGGCAACCTTGACGTAACAGGCACAGTCACGGCTGATGGGCTGACGGTTGATGGTAGTGCTACGATAAACACTTCTAGCACAAATCTTCTTAATTTAAACTACATTGGAGATTCAAAGGGTAGTATCACAACGGACGGGATTAACTTAAAGCATAATGCGACATCAAATATGCATTTTAATGTCAATTCTGCAGACCGTTTAAAAATTGAAGGTAACGGAGACATCTCCTTCTACGAAGATACAGGCACCACCCCTAAGTTCTTCTGGGATGCTAGTGCTGAGTCTTTGGGTATTGGTACGACTAGTCCTGCGCAGACATTAGATATAAACGGCATTGCGCAAATTCAAACTGCAACTGGAAGCACAAGAAAATTAAGACTTAAAGATAGTGTTTCATCTGAATATTTTGACATAGGCGTTTCAATATCTTCAGGTCAGCCTAGTTTTACCGTTTCTGATGGTGCTGATGAACGTATGCGTATCGATAGCAGTGGCAATGTCGGTATTGGTACGACTTCGCCTGTTTCTTCTACTGGATACACTAGCCTAACGCTTAACAATGCCACTAACAGCGGTTATTTAGTGCTTGAAAATAACGGCACTAATAAGATGGATATGTATGTTTCTGGTGGCACAGAGGCGACATTGCGAGGTGTTGGCGTACCTCTGAGTTTACAGGCTACTGGTGCAAACGTCATGACATTTGATACCAACTCCTCAGAACGTATGCGCATCGACTCCAGTGGCAATGTAGGTATTGGTACAGGTAGTCCTACTAACTTGTTACATCTTGATTCAGGCACAGGTACAACGGCTTGGGCTAAATTTGAAAACAACACTAACTATGGATATATAGGGTACGACAACGCAGATGCTTGGCTGTTCTATAACGGTACAACAGAACGTATGCGCATCGACAGCTCAGGCAATGTTGGTATTGGTACGAGTAGTCCTTCTTCATATTTAGAAGTAGTTGGAAGCGGGGTTGCTAACAGCACGATTGCTAGAATTAAGGGCGGTTCAGCGACAGGGAATAGAGGTATTGATATTTCAAACGATGCCTCTGGAAATGTTGAAATACAAGCAATTAGAGCTTCGGATAATTCAACTGGTTATCAATTAACAATTAACCCAGACGGCGGCAACGTGGGTATTGGTACGAGTAGTCCTTCTACTGTTTTGCATCTCAATGACACAACTGACCCGATTATCAGATTACAACGTGGTGGCGGTGTCTATAGCCAAGTCCAGTCAGATGGTGCGGGTTCGCTTTATTTGTCTGCGGATGCAGGTAACACTGGTTCTTCAAGCCGTATGCAGTTCAATGTTGACGGCTCAGAGAAGATGCGCATCGACTCCAGTGGTAACGTTGGTATTGGTACGAGTAGTCCTGAAGAACGCTTAGATTTAAGTGACACGTTCCCGCAAAACTTAAAATTAGGACTTCGTGGTTATCTTGGTCAAACATACGGAGCATCTGGTACTTTATTAGGTCATTGCGTAAAAGCCAAAACAGGAGGCACGACACTTGAAGAATTAGTAGTCACTGAAACAAACTCAGGCGGTGGAGCACCTGCTGCTATTTATATGTCTAGCGGTACAATTAAGTTCCACACGGCATCTTCAGGTACAGAAGGAGCTACGTTTGACTCAGAAGGTATGCGCCTTGAGTCTGATCATGACCTACACGTTGACGGTGATGTCATTGCATACTCAACCACAATCTCTGACGAGCGTCTGAAGGACAACATTGTTGGTATTGATGGCGCACTCGACAAAGTATCACAGCTCAACGGTTACACCTTTAACTACAAAGCTGACGGCAAAGTATCAGCAGGTGTTATCGCACAAGAAGTAGAGAAGGTACTACCAGAAGCGGTAAGCGAGAAAGAACTACCACTGAAGGCTGACGATGGCGAGCAGTACAAGGTAGTCAACTACGATGCACTACATGGTCTGATGATCGAAGCAATCAAAGAACTGACCAACAAGGTCAACGAACTAGAAGCTAAATTGGAGAACAAATAATGGCAACAATTACATGGTCAGTGGCAATGCTAGAGCGCACCAATGACGCAGATAAGATAGTCAACATTGCACACTATCGAGTAGACGGTGTTGATGGTGAAGACACAGCAGGTGCTTACGGCACGATGAACTTCGAAGGTGATGCGTCAGCAGACGGTTTTATCGCATTCGACTCACTAACAGAAGCAGACGTGATCGGTTGGATCAAGGCTGAGTTTGGTGATGAGAAGGTTGCTGAGATTGAAGCTGCAATCAACGCACAGATCGCTGAGAAGCAGAATCCTACATCAGTAGCTGAAGTACCTTGGGCGGCATCTGAGGGTTAATCAGTGGCACTGCAATCATCTGGACAAATATCGTTTTCTGAAATTGCAACTGAGTTTACTGGGTCTGCTCCGCATAGCCTAAGTGAGTATTATCGTTTATTAGGCAGTGCGCCACGTAAAGTAACTCAAAATAACTCTAACATTCCTACGTCAGGTCAGATTAAGTTTTCTGACTTTTACTCAGGTGTGCGTCAGGCAACTGATCAAGCAGATGCTATAACTTCGACACAATCTTATACTGTACCTTCAGGCGTGAACTCAATTGAATGTCTTGTAGTTGCAGGAGGCGGTGGCTCAGGACACTCAGGAGCAGGTGCAGGTGGTGTTGTTTATAATTCTGCTTTAGCAGTCTCAGGTGGCACAAGCTACACAGTAACTGTAGGTGGTGGTGGTAATGCCTCATCTTCTGGTTACTTAAATAATGCAGCTCAGTTCAACATGAACTCCGGTTCTGGTTCAAGTTTTGGTAATCTATCATCAGCAGTTGGTGGAGGTGCATCACATACTTCAGGTGGCTCCGGTGGTGGTAAATATCAAGGACAAGTGGGACCCGGATCTGGTACAGCAGGACAAGGCTCTAGTGGCGGTAACGGGTTTAACTACAACGGTGCTGAATCAGGTTCCGGCGGTGGCGGTGGTAAGTCCAATGTTGGCGGTAATGCACAATCTGGACGAACTACCCAAGTAAATGCAACAGGTGGCAATGGTGCTAGTTACAATATTGGCGGTGTGAACTACTCTGTTGGTGGAGGAGGTGGTGGTGCTTCTTATGGTGGTATCTACGGCGGTGGCTTAAGAGCAGCAGGTGGCTCAGGCGGCGGTGGTGGTACTGCGGGTGGCGCAGGTTCAGGTGGTTCAGGATCAGCGCAAACTGGTGGTGGCGCAGGTGGAGGATCTCGCGACTTCCAAGGCGGTAACAGTGTTTACTTTAACGGCGGCGGTTCAGGTGGCTCTGGTATTGTTGTAGTTGGATATTCGGCGTATTTGTAATGGCACATTTTGCAGAAATTGATGAAAACAATGTTGTATTGCGTGTTCTTGTAGTCGCTGACGAAAACACCGCAGACGAAAACGGTAACGAAGTTGAAGCTGTTGGCGTAGCGTACCTCAAAGGCTTGTTTGGCGAAGATACAAACTGGGTGCAAACTTCGTACAATAGAAACATGAGAGGTATTTTTGCAAGCGTAGGCGGTACTTACGAAGCAGATACCGATGTTTTTATCCCCGAAAAGCCTTACCCTTCATGGGTGTATAATTACGAAGGAAAACATTGGGAAGCTCCGGTTGCTTTAGAAGGTTTTCCTTTGGACTACGAATGGAACGAAGAAACATTATCTTGGGATTTTACAGGGACTGTAGATGAAGACTGAAATTAAAAACTTTGTAGCTGTGTTTGAAGATGCTTACAGCCCAGAATTTTGCGACAAATCGATGGTCTATATGGATCAAATGATTGAGCAAGGTTTTGGAAGAACTCGACAAGAACACGACAAGGTTGATAAATCAGTAAAACAAGACACTGCTATTTTTCCCACCGAAGAGCAGTTAGTTGACATGAAAGGTACTAGAGAAATTCATAAGGAATTTATGGATGTCTTTTGGAACGACCTCTACCCTATCTACGCTGAAGAGTTTGATGTTTTAAAGGTATCTGGCGAGCATAAGATTTATACTACAAAGATGCAAAGAACTCCTGTTGGCGGTGGGTATCATGTGTGGCACTGTGAAAACAACGACAAAGAACACGCTGATCGTGTAATGTCTTTTGTTCTTTATCTTAACGATATTGAAGAAGGCGGTGAAACAGAATTTCTTTACCAACACATGAGAGTAAAACCTAAGAAAGGTACGTTAGTTTTATTTCCTGCTGCTTTTACTCACGTTCATCGTGGTAATCCTCCTTTAACAAACACTAAATATATTATTACTGGATGGCTTGAGTTTTAATTATGGACATCGAAACTGCAGAACGACTAGCTAAACTTGAAACTCAAGTAGACAAGCTATTAGAAATGGTAGAGGAAAACCACAAAGACCTACACGAAGTCAAAGATCAACTGACTAAGTGGAAAGGTATTGCAGGTGGTATTGCCATTGCAGTCTCATGTCTATGGGCATTTGGTGTTGCTGTGGTTGAGTGGCTGAAGCGATGAACGAGAAACTTGTACAGGTAGTTTTAGCAATCTTAGTAGGTCTCATGGGTTGGAACTTTAAAACACTCAACGAGATTCAACTACAGATGGAAACTGTCATGTACAAGTACGCTGATCTGAAAGAAATTAACGAACTTAAGATTAGACTTAAAGAACTTGAGTGGCGACTGAATGCCGATGCAGGTATGAAGTAGTGAGCATGGCAGAGATGGTGCTCATCTATGCACTAAATCATGGTGTGTGGAAGATGACAGAAGAAGGTGTCCCACAGATATGCCTGAGCGTCCCTGTAGAGACTTCTGAGGGCAAAACAGAGAACTTTCAAGGGTGTACCGCAGTACCAGAAGAAGTGCTCTTAGAATGGCTTAGAACGACTTACAAAGAGGCATGAAGACTTATGGATCCGGTGAGCATCATTGGCATAGCCACTACAGCATTCAAAGGCTTAAAGCAGTTAGTCGAGAGCGGGAGAGAATTGCAAGATTGCATGAGTCAACTGAGTCAGTGGGCAGGTGCAATAGCGGATCTGGACAAAGCAGACGAGCTGAACAAGAAACGCAAAGGAAACCTATTTCGTTCGTTGCTACCGAAGAGTGGCAAAAGCATCGAACAAGAAGCAATGGAGATCTATGCAGCCAAGGTTACAGCCAGAGAGCAGCGATCAGAGCTTATGCAGTTCCTAGGTGCGACTCAGGGCGAACGTGGACAGCGTGAGTTTATTGAGACTGAGAAAAAGATTCGCAAGATGCGACAAGATGCAATTTATGCTGAGATTGATCGCAGAGAAAAACTTAAAGAATTAGGCATTGCCGCAATTGTGGTTGTACTAGCAGTAGCTACTGTAGGCGGCGCAATAGCGTTAATGGTGGCAATGAAAGGTACAGTCCAGTGATTCCTAAACCAGTCATTGTTAAGTGGGCAGATATTACTACTTACATGGTCTGGAATGAATCTGAAGAAGAAGAGATGTGTACGTTTGAGACCATTGGATTCTTAATAGAACAAACTGATCAGTATATTAAATTATGTGATACAGCACCTGACATAGGACAAGTTACTAAATATCCTGTAGGATGTGTACTAAGTATTACTGAGTTAAAAAAGAAATGAAAGCATTAATATTAGTCTTAGCATTATCATTATCAGGCTGCTCTTCATTGGGCATGGTGTCTGGTTTATTTGGTGACGATAGCGGTACTGAAGTTAATACTAATGCTCAGATTGGTAAAGAAAATACTCAGAACACTGCGGCCATACAAGCTAACACAGAAGCAGGTGATAATGCTCAAATAGCTGATCAAGCTAATGCAGTCACAGGAACACAGATTATAAACTCAGAGCTACCGCCTTGGGTTTTAATATTAATTGCTCTACTTGCAGGTTGGGCAATACCAAGTCCGATGGAAATGGCACTAGGCATAGTGAATTTCTTTAGGATAATCTTTGGCAAAGAACCACTTAAGAGGTAACAATGCCAGTACGTAAAGTCAGTAAAACTTGTTACAAATATGGTACATCAGGAAAGAAGTACTGCGGCTCAGGAGCTAAAAAGAAAGCGACTAAACAAGGCCAAGCAATTGCAATTTCAAAATCTAAGAGGAAAAAATAATGGCACGTAAAGCTACAACACGCTCTCAAGTGCAAGCTAAGAAAAAAGCAGCAGCTAAAAAGAAAGCAGCTCCTAAGAAGCCAGTACGCGGCCAACGCGCTGCAACTTCTGTTGCTAATCAAAAGAAGAAAGTTACTAAGAAAGCACCTGCTAAGAAAGCTACAGCTAAACGTAACGTAGGTAAAACTGTACGCGCAGCAGAGCGTCAAGCACGTGCAGCAATTGGTGACAAAGCATTTAATATGCAAGAGCGTGTAGCAGATCGCAACGTAAAGACTCTTAAGTCTAAACCTGCTCCAACTACTCCACCTAAAAAGGGTGCAGCAAAGGGCGCAGTAACACGTAAGCAGAATCAGTTTAAGAAGGCAGCAGGTGCAGCAGCTAAAGCAGCACGTAAAGGTGCTAAGTCTGATGCAGTTAAACCTACTACACGTTTAAAACCTGCAGCAACCGCAGCAGGGCGTAAGACTCAGGTAGCTAAGTTACTTAAGCAAGGTATGAAGCGTGCAGGTATTCTTGGTTTAGGTTTTGCAGCAGCAGACTTTGCAGGTTTGACTCCTAGCTTAACCGATCGTGATCGTAGAATGGGTAAACGTACTCAAGAAGTACAGAAAAAAGAAGCTAACAAAAAAGACAAAGGTCTTAAGAAAAAAGCTAATCCACCACGTAAGAAACCAGTAAACATTGGTAACGTATCTAAAGCTAAAGCCGAAGCAGCAGCACGTAAGAAAGAGCGTGAGGATGCGATGGCAGAACGCTTAGCAGCTCGCCGTGCAGAAGCAGCAGCTAAGAAAAAAGCAGCAGTACCTAAGAACGTAGTACGTGATGGATCAGGTAAACCAGTACGTTCAGGCTCAGGCGGTTATGTAACATTCGGCCGTGATTACTCTAAGTCTTTGGATGAATGGGATTATTAATTAACATAAAGCCAAGGATGGCTATTGACTTTCTTAAAAAAGTATGCTATAATAGTACTATACCGTAGGACGTAAACATGACATATTTACAAATTGTTAACAATGTACTTAAACGTTTGAGAGAACGTGAAGTCTCTACAGTTAACGAAAACGCATACTCAGCACTTATTGGTATTTTTGTTAATGATGCTAAGACTGAGATTCAGCACGCTTGGTCTTGGTCTGCAGATCGTACAACATTAACTGCAGCGACTACAGCTAACTTGTATTCGTATTCGTTGACAGGTGCGGATAGTAATTTCCAAATGTTAAACGTATACAACGATACTAACAATTGGTTTTTAGAGTACATGGATGGAAACGAATTAACAGGTAAGATGTTGTCTGCTCCACAAACAGGTGCGCCTATGTACTACAGCTACAACGGTGTAGATACTAATGGCGATACTATGGTAGATTTGTATCCTATTCCAGATGCTGCATACGATATTCGTTTTAATATGGTTAAACGTGCAGCAGATTTTAGCGCAGATACTGATGAAAGTTTCTTACCTACCCTTCCAATTATTATGCTTGCATATGCTAAAGCTGTTGAAGAACGTGGTGAAGATGCAGGTGTTGCATCGTCATCGGCATACGCTATAGCACAGAAACATTTATCAGACTACATTTCTCTTGATGCAGCTAAGCATCCTGAAGAACTTGAGTGGTATACAGCGTAATGGCTAAGCAGTTACTTACAGCTTCTATAGCAGCACCCGGATTTTATGGTTTAAATACTATGGATTCTGAGGTAACGCTTAATCAAGGCTTTGCACGTAACGCAGAGAATTGTATTATTGATGAAGGTGGACGCTTAGGTTCTCGCAATGGTTGGGCATATGTTGCTCAAACTGCTACACCTGCAACGCCTGTTAATCTTAAGGGTATGCACCGTTTCTTAGACATTGACGGTACTGAATACTTTGGTGCTTGGTCTGATACTGCATTCTATATTAAATCTGGTGGTAACTTAAATAGCGTTACATACACTAACACACCTGCAGTAAATACTTTAACAGATGGTAATTGGCAAGCAGCTACGCTTAATGATGCAGCGTTTTTATTCCAACGTGGTTATGAGCCTATCTACTTTAACCCTACTACTGGTGTGTTAGACGATATTACTACACAGGGTAAAGGTACACCACCACAGGCAAACACTGTACTGTCAGCTTACGGCCGTTTATGGGTAGCTGATACACCTACTAATAAAACTACTGTATACTGGTCAAACCTTCTTGATGGCGCTGAATGGCGTTCAGGTACTGGTACTGTAGGTTCGCTAGATATCTCTAGTATTCTTGTATATGGTAACGATGAGATTGTAGGCTTAGGTGCTCACAATGGTTACTTAATTATCTTCTGTAAGAATAATATTATTATCATGGGAGATACTGACAATCAAGATAAGTACGTAGATCCTGTTGATATGCAGTTGATTGAAGTAATACATGGTGTTGGTTGTATTGCTAGAGACTCTATTACTAATACTGGTACTGACATTATGTTCTTGTCAGAAGCAGGTGTACGTAGTCTTGGTCGTACCATTCAAGAGAAGTCACAACCAATGCGTGACGTTAGTATTAACGTACGTGATACGTTAGTAACTCAAGTCTCTCGCGTTGATAAAACTCAAATCAAAGCTGTATACTCTGATCACTTTGCATTTTATTTATTAGCAATACCAGATGAAAACACTGTCTGGTGCTTTGATATGCGTGGTACGTTAGAGAATGGTGGCGCACGTGTTACACGTTGGAATAACTTAGATCATTCATCATGGTTAGCGTTTGATGGTTCTATGTACATGACAAATACTCAAGGTATTGCAGAGTACAAAGGTTATCAAGATAACGGTTCTAAGTATTCAATGCAATACTACACTAACTACTTTGATTTTGAAATGCCTAATATTATAAAGATAGTTAAAAATCTATCAGCTACTGTTATTGGTTCTACAGGTCAAAAGTTTGTAGCTAAAGTAGGTACAGACTACGAAGATATTTATACATCATACAACCTTACTGTAAAAGAAGGTACTCCTGCAGAGTATAACGTAGACGAATACAATACTACTGCAGAGTACTCAGGCGGTATCCTTATCGATAACGTTCGTATTCCTACCGGAGGTTCTGGCTTTGTTATTCAACTTGGTTTCGAGTCTACCATCAACGGTGGCTTCTTAAACATTCAACAGATTGACCTGTATGTGAAACAGGGGAGAATTAATTAATGGCTAACTATACCAAATCAACTAACTTTGCCACGAAGGATAGTCTAGCTTCCGGCAACCCACTTAAGGTCATCAAAGGCACTGAGATTGATGATGAGTTTGAGGCACTAGAGACTGCAATTGCGACTAAGCCTGATTCTTTAGACGTAGCTGATGATATTCTTGCTGCCAAAAAAGCATTATATCCTGTAGGTACTATTTACATCAACGCTACTAATAGCACTAACCCTGCTACGTTGCTTGGTTTTGGTACTTGGACTGCTTTTGGTGCAGGTCGTGTTCCTGTAGGTATTGACTCTTCTAACACGTTATTCGACACTGCTGAAGAAACTGGTGGTAGCGCAGATGCTATTGTTGTATCTCACACCCACACAGGTACTACAGATACCGATGGTGAGCACAATCACTACATTGTTGAAAAATCGGATTACAGTTACAGTTACGCTAACGACACTACCACTTCTGATCAATCTCTTGGCAACGGTTTGAACGATGGCGGTGCTGCTTCTTACTTGATGTCTGGCCCAAACTCTACTACAGATCAGCCTAAAGCAAACTTTGGTCTATCAAGTAACGCAGGTGACCACAACCACGCTATTACAATGGATAGCACAGGTTCTTCAGGAACTGATGCTAACTATCAGCCTTACATTACTGTATATATGTGGAAGCGTACAGCATAATGCCTACTAAAAAGAAAGACTCACGTTTAACTAGAGCAGGTGTAGCAGGTTACAACAAACCTAAACGTACACCTAGTCATCCTACTAAGTCACACGTAGTTGTGGCTAAAGAAGGTGACAAGATTAAAACTATTCGCTTTGGTCAGCAAGGCGTAACAGGTGATCGTAAACCTACTAAGCGTCAAGCATCATTCAAAGCACGTCATGCTAAGAACATTGCTAAAGGTAAGATGTCTGCTGCGTACTGGGCAAACAAGGTCAAATGGTAAAGATACCTGTAGTACAGCAACCAGAATTTACTATCTACTTTGAACAGTATGGTGGTGAAACTTTTACTCACGCTGATGTAGCTAAGTGGGATAAAGAAACACGTAATCGTTTTATAGATGCACATAGTATTTTACACGCATTACATACAAAACCTTTCTACTGTTTAGTAGACAACAAGAAGTTATCAAAGTTTGTATATTTACTCGGATACAAACCTCATCAAGAAATAGAATGTGTAGATGGGTTAACCCGCCACATCTGGATTTATAATGGAGAAGATTAATGGGTGGTATAGTTAGCAGCGTCCTAGGTATGGACAGTGGTAATCAAGCAGGTCAAGCTGCGGTAGAAGCAGGTGATCGTTATGCAAAAGACGTTTACTTCCGTCCTTATACAATGACTACAGGCACAGGCGTTACTCAATATACGCCAGATAGTTATGAGTCACAGTTAAATCAACCATTCTACGATGCTCAAGCAGCAGGTTTAGGTACTGCTACTAATATCTTAGGACAACTGCAGCAGTTTTCTCCTGCTCAACGACAGCAACAAATCTTCCAAGAACAAGCTGCATTACTACAGCCTGAATTCCAACGTCAACAAGCACGTATGGAAAGCGGTGCATTTGGTAGTGGCCGTTTAGGGTTACGCTTATCAGGCCAAGCTGTAGGTGCAGGTGGTGGTTCAGTACAACCTGATGCGTTTGGTTTAGCACAAGCACAACAACAAACACTCGGTGCGCTTGCTGCAGGATCACGTCAACAAGCACTTGAAGAAGCTAGTACTCTTGGTGATATTGGTATTAAGGCATTGGCAGGTAGTCTTGGTGTATCTGAACTTGAAGCTACATTAATGAAACTTGGTATTGACGCAGAATCTGCACGTGCTATGGCAGCAGCTAGTGCAGGTCAAGTTGGTACTAGTGGTTATGCTCAAGCAACTCAAGCAGGTATGGCATCTGATAAAGCAATGGGTAGTTTGTGGGGCGGTGTTGCTTCTGGTTTAATTGGATTGCTATAAGGGATAATCATGGCTACTAATTTATTTGAAAAAGTACAAGAGCTTCAGTTTCAACGTCAAAAGCAAAATGAAGAGATGATGAATTTTATGGCATCTCTTGATGGCTATGGTCAGATTGGTTATGGTATTGGTAGAGCATTAGGTGGTCTGTTTAGCAGTGGCAAGACTGACAAAGAAATGCTACAAGCTGAGCGTGAAGATGCATATGCTAAGCGTGTGTTAATGGAACAAGATCCTCAAATACAACAGCAGTTACTACAAGGTGCGTTTGCACTCAGCGCAGAACTAGGTCAAAACTTAGAAACTAAACTAGCTGAAGAACGTTCTGCTCAAGTCACTGCGCTTAAGACTCAAATGGAAATGCAGAAGATGCAGCAAGACATGGCAATTGCGTTACAAGAGCAGCGTCAGAAAGATCTTGAAGCAGCTCAAACAATGCAACGTCAATTCAAAGCACCTAGTAAAGAAACACTTGCAGCGGCTACTGCGTTTGCTGAAGAGATTGATTGGGAAGCTATGGGTTATACTCAACCGCCTAACAAATTTCAAGTCTATAACATGGCAGGACGTATGGAGTTTGGTTTACCTGCTGAACAAGCAATGCTTGCAGCTATGGGTGCAGCTCCTGCAGATCGTCCAATCCAAGATAAGTTTGCAGATGTACGTGCTAAGACTGATCAGCAAATGCTTACTACAGACGTAGCAAACCCTAAGTCATTATCTGATCCAACAGAATACTAAGAGGTAGCAATGGCTACAATTGCACAAGAATTGCAGGACACGCTCACACAGCCTGTAGACATCGCTGTGCCTGAGTCTGAGTCTGCCGCACCTCCTGCACCTGCAGAGCAAGAACTCACGTTACAGGACATTATAGGGTCTGAGACGCTAATGTCTTTAGGTGCTCAGGCAGGTGACGTAGTACGTGATGGCGAACTCATTCGTAACTTCTCTAGTCCAGAGGATGCTAAGCCACTCGGCAAGCGCATTACCGCACAAGAATTCCTACTAGATCCTAGCTTACGTCAGCGTGGTGCTGAGGTAGGTGATCGCATTGCTGAAGACGGTACGATTGAGAAGGCAGGTTACAACAGTGCTATCAATCAATTCCGCTACGGTTGGAATAAAGGTGAAGGCTTAGTTAACATGACTTCAGATGTACTAGAAGCGGCTGCGCCTCTAGGTACGTTTGGTCAAACAACAGCAGAGCGTTATGGTGAAGAGTTTGATGCAGCTACATTTAAGCGCAGACTAGAACTCATCAACCAAGCAGAGCAGCGTGATATTGCTAAGTCAATGGGCTACAACTTTTTGTCTGAAATTAACCGCCGAGGTGGTGGTACAGCAGCGTCAGTTGTAGGTGAGATTACTGGTGAGCTTGCAGGCGGTGATATCTTGTTACCTGCTACCGTATTATCTAAGGGTGCTAAAGGTTTAGCTGCAGCAGGTGCTGCGTACGGTGGTACGTACAGTATGGGTAAAGACTTAACAGAAGGTAAGTCTATTGACCTTGAGAAAGCTACAGGCTACGCACTAGGTGGTGCTGCACTATCACAGTTATTTCCACTAGCAGGTAAAGGCATTAGCGCAGTAGGTAACAAACTTGCTACACGTGGTGCTAAAGCTGAGCTAGATAAGATTCAGAATCAGATTAACAAGATGGCAGCAGAGGGTGAACCTACTGAAGCTATCAATACTGAGATTGCACGTCTTGGTAAGCGTATTCAAAATGTAGAGAACATGACAGGCGGTAAGATTACTGTACCTGCATCTAAGTCTCAGGCTGAACAGCGCATTGCAGATACTATTGCACATGACAGTACACTAGGCAGACGTATCAGTAAAGAACTAGACAAGTATCTTGGTACATTATCAACCCGTATTCGTAAGTACTCTGAGCCTATCTTCGGACGATTGCGTAAGTTTGAAGCAGATAGTCACATTGCTACTCACAAGAATCTTAAAGAAGTAGATGGTTGGTCAGAAGGTATACTACGTTTACCTAAAGCAACACAACGTGCTATCGGTTTTCATTTATCTTCTGAGAACTTTAAAGCAGCTAAGGCATTGATGCCTGATGAGCTTGCTTCTATGTTTGATAACGCTGTAGTACCTACACTCAAGCGTCTTAAGGATCAGCTTAAAGCACAAGGCGATGAGTTTGTAGAGATTCAGAACTACTTCCCACGAATGGTTAAGGACATCAAAGGTCTTAAGCAAGCGATGGGTCAGTCAATGCGCTCTGAGCTAGAGGATGTGCTAGAAAAAATAGCTAAGTCACGTGGTATGAGCCGTGCTGATTTATCAGAGACTGAGGTAACACGTATCATGGAGCGTATGCTTCGTGGTTATAAACCTGTTATGAAGGGTAAGAAGCTACAGTATGAGAAGGCACGTACTGTATCACTAGACGATAACCTATATCGCTTCTACGAAGATCCTACTACTGCGCTCAGCGATTACATTCGTAAGTCAGTACACGATATGGAGTCACGTAAATTCTTTGGTACTTCAAAGATTGTAGATGAGCAGGGTTTAAATCCTAATGCTTCAATTGCTCAGCTTGCTAAAGATGAGATGAAAGATCTTACCTTGGATGAGCAAGATGAACTTATGGGTTTGTTAACAGCACGCTTTACAGGTGGTGAGCAAACTCCTAATCAGGTACTACGTTTCATTCGTAATACTGGCTACATGGGTACAATAGCTAATCCACTATCAGCAATGATTCAGCTTGGTGACCTTGCTGCGTCAGGTGCGTTGCATGGTTTAGTTAATACCATGAAGTCTATGTTTGGCCGTAACAATCCTTTGTTTGTTAAGCTAGATGACATTGGTATTGGTAACATGATATCTGAAGAGTTATCTGATCCAATGAAATCATCACGTCTGCTACGTACATTGTTCAGACGTTCAGGCTTTACAATGGTGGATCGCTTCGCTAAAGAAACATCCATGAATGCTGCGCTTGCTAAGAACTATAAGTTAGCTAAGAGTGCAGGCGGTGAAGCAGCAATACGTAAGAAATGGCAGGGTACGTTTGGTAAAGAAACCGATGCATTGATTGCAGATCTTAAAGCAGATCGTATGTCTGATAACGTAAAGCTATTAGCATTCAACGAACTATCTGACTTGCAGCCTATCACATTAATGGAGATGCCAGAGAAATATCTAACATCACCTAACGGCCGTATCTTTTATATGCTTAAGTCATTCATGCTCAAGCAGCTAGACGTAGCACGCCGTAATGTATTCCAAGAGTTTAAGACTAACCCTAAGAATGCAGTGAAGACTGCGGCAGCGTTGTGGGGATACTTAGCGATTGCTAACGGTAGTACTAGCATTGCACGTGACGTACTACTCAAGCGTGATATCAGTAATGAAGACTTTCCTGATCGTGCGATGTGGGCATTGCTAGGTGTATATGGTATTGATAAGTATACAGGCGAGCGTTACTTAGCTAATGGCCAAGTAAAGGATGCAGCAATTAATATGATCATGCCCGCTACGCCTATCTTCGATGCTATGTTTGGTGCTCTTGATAAGGGTATTGACATTGCAGCAGGGCGTAAAGATCTTGAGGATGTCAACCTTGGTAAGTTTGTGAAGCCAGTACCTATCGTAGGTAACATCTTCTATAACTGGTTCTTAGGTGGTGCTGAGCTTTGGAATGAAGATCGTATAAGTAAGACTAAGGATACAACTACTAAGGATATACTTAAGTCTGAATGGGACATCAAGACTAAATAAAAAACGGGGGCGCAATGCCCCCGAATACTACCTCCACAGTAGTCAATCCTTATTACGATAGCATCGGTTGCTAGAGCAATCGTTCTTACCGCACCAGTACGCAAACAGTACACAACCTGCTGCGACAATAGCTACGAATAAATCACCTATCAATTCCATCCCCAATCTCCTGTCATGCCTGACGCATTGTAGTCTGTCACTACACCTTCAAAGAAATTCTTAAAGCTGTCACCTGCGATAACCCATTCCAACCAAGGTAGTGGATTGTCACGCTGATCCCAGTTACCTTTAAGACCTAGCTGAATCAGTCGTCTGTCTGCGATATATCGAATGTACGTTTTGACTTCTTCTTTCGTGAGACCTTCCACCTTACCAAGTCCAAACGCAAGGTCAATAACTTTATCCTCAATGTCAACAGCATCGCGAAACATTTGGTATATGCTCTGCTTAAACTGATCTGTAACGATCTTAGGATGTTCATTACAATACTCCCTGAATAATTTTGTCATACCGTCACAGTGCATGGACTCATCACGCACTGACCACTCTACAATCTCACACATACCTTTCATCTTACCGAATCGTTGGTAGTTTAGTAGCATTGCAAACGCACTGAACAAACTCATACCTTCATTCAATACACTGCGTGCTATAGCTTGGCCAAGACCTGCCGTAGTATGTACGTCAATGTCAGCCATGAAGTCTAGCTTGTCCTGCATCTCTGTGATCTCAGTGAATGCAGAGAACTCTTCCTCTGGAAAACCTAGAGTATCATTCAACAATGCATACGCACGTTGATGGATGAACTCACGGTTAGCGAATGACGTTAACATCGCACGAATCTCATTGTTCTTGAACTTAGGAATGTAAGCCTCAAGATAATTCGTACCTACTTGTACGTCTGACTGTGTGAACAGTCGTAGTATCTGTGTGATGTGGTTACGCTCTACATCAGTCAGTTTCTTAGACTTCCATTGTGTCACGTCATCAGCTAACTTAGCTTCCCACTCGCCCCAGTGTACCTTCTCATGTGAGACTGCAAAGTCTACGGCCCAAGGATACTGGAATGGTTTGTATGTTACACTACTCTTCGTCAAACTCACGTTTACTTACCTCAATTCTTTTATGTGCTACGTCTTCACACGCAGTAAAGTAACCTTCTTCAAATGCGTGCTTGTATGTTTTTTGTAAAGCATACGCAAAGAAGATTAATAATATGATTATCTCAGCGTATTCAAAACTAACCATGACACGCTAAGCATTCGTCAGCATCCTTCAATGCTACACGTGCTACCTTATCACCGACTTGATCGGCTGTGATACCTGCGTTAGTACGTAGATAATACAATCCTTTCAGTCCACCTTTGAAAGCGCGTAAGTGTACAGCATTGACGTATGACTTGTCACTACCTGAAGGGAAGAACAAGTTAACACTCTGCCCTTGGCATACATACGGTTGACGATCTGCTGCGTGGTCTACTACCCAACGCTGATCAATCTCAAACGCTGTCTTGAATACATCCTTCTCCCACTCATCTAAGAATTCAAGGTGCTGTACGCTACCCTGATTAGCGATAATTGTTTTCCACACTGCATCGTTGTTACGTCCCTTCTCTTCTAACACTTTCTCAAGGTATTTATTCTTGATGAGATGCGCTCCTGCACGTGTACGATGGGTAAAAGCATTAGACTTAACAGGCTCAATGGAAGCAGTACAGCCACAAATAATACTGCTATTGGCATTTGGAGCAATGGCAATGAGATGAGCGTTACGCATTC